ACTTTCGTGTCCCTGACCTCAAGGCGTTTCCCGCCTACCTTGTAATACTTTCCGTCCAGTTCCACCACATCATCATAAAATGCGGGTTCTGTCGTGATTTTCTTTACCCCTGTCGTAAAAATCTGTGTGGCTGTTTTCATGTTCGACCAGCCGTGGTCAATCCCGATTACTTCAATATGTTTTTCCATTCTGCTCTTCCTCCATATTTTTTTCATGTTGCTTTATCTCTCCTTAAAATCTTTCTCATACAGGGAAAACAATACTGTTCTGACTGTTTGTATGGACATCCAAAGCACATATCTTCCTTGTCCTGCTCCGTGATTTCAGGCTTGCTTTCTTCCCTGAAACACTTCCTTGCGAGACACTGGCTGTTATTTCCGTAAAAGAACCTGCAGCGCATACAGCTTCTTAGGTCTTTTTCCAAATTTACCTGTGCTGCTATAATTCCGCTTTGTTTTGGAGCGTCCTGCACTCTTACGTTAATTCCCATCCACGCCACCCGCCTTTCTTACAGCGGAAAGCATATATATCTCATCCATTTTTCTGTCTGCCAGCCCTGCTGATCTTGAAAGTGCAAGTACAAACACAACTGCTGCTATAATTCCTGCTGCTATCATCTGCCGCCCCTCCTTTTCTGTTCCGCTTTCTTCCTCTGTTCCTTTTCCATCCGCTCGACATACTCACGAATGTCAATCAAATCCTCTAAGTCATAGATTTTGGAACTCATGGCACGGTCAACATTTTCCGGGGTACATTCGCCGTGTTCTGTCAGTGCTGCAATTACTTTCTGCCTGATTTCTTCCTGTACCGCATCCGGCATTGCTGCTATATAGTGTGGCGGCAGCTTTGTAATTTCTGTGATTACCTCCTTTTCGTATCCGTAAGTGTTCTCAAAGTCACTAACGAATTTTTCTTTTGCCAATACTGCTTTTACCTTGTTTTCCTCACTGGCTAACTCCACCAGTTCGTCTAAGAACTCAATCAGCTCCCTCTTTGTAAAGCCCATCTGTAAATCCTCCTTCCCAAAGCAAAAAGGCAGGACCAGATTAGCATTGCACAAACGGATTATCCGTTTAGAGAGCCAATTTAGTCCTACCTAAATGATTTTGTATTAAATTTTCACCTCGCATTCCACTAAAAGCCAAAGCCCGACCATATCAGTATCGACCATATTTGACTTCCGTAATGTAGGTTTTGAATTGTTCAGCGCTGCCCATTCTTAACCCCAATCAGGTATAAAAAATAGGACTAAATTAGGCTTAACCCCTTGATTTTACTGGGTTTTTTCTAACTTAGCCCTATTATAACACGGGCATCAAAATAAGCTGCGCCTCTCCAAGAATCATCTTTTGTTCCACGCTTATTTTTAAAGGGGATTTTGAAATAACTTCCCCGAAATAAACATCAACAGGTTTTGAAGATTCCCTTTCGTCCCGTGCCGCTCTCTTCATTGCTTCCACAAATCCATTTGCATCACCCAACAAATTCACCCCCTCTGAGCGTCAAATCCATCCAATGTTCATTTTCCTTATAGATATGCTTACAGCTTTCCACCAACATGAAATTTCTTATTTTTACATCTCCCAAATCAAGATTTACAACAATCATGCTGCCAGCCCTTACGCGATTATCCCCTAAAATATTCGTAAGTTTTAAATTGCGGGTTTTCTTGTTGTATAACTTTAAAAGTGCGTCTGCTTTCGCCTGACCATTTTCCCCTTTCTTCAATGTATCAAAATATTGAAGAACTCCCCACTTATTAATATTGCTGGAATCCTGCGCAATGTACACTTCCCGAATCCCCGAATCTTCATTGTCATAAGTCAGCTTTATCTTATTGTAAGTACTATCATCAATGCTAGAGGTATATTCAAAATTTTCACCTGTTTCTTCATCTATCATCAAATAAGCCTCTTGATTTCCAACCATCATAGAGGATAGGGGGCTTAACATCAGCTTCCCAAAATCGTCATAGAGGACAAACATTTCTCCAGTATTTGTTAAAGTTAAATCAAGTGCATTTTCTATCATCTCAAAAAGGGAAGTGTTTTCTTCAACCCTTGATTCAATGACATACTTTGTATTTTCCAGCATCCCGACATTCAGCGAATAATCTGCTGCCACCATTTGCACAAACTGGTCTGCTGTTTTATTTTCATAGACAATAGTGTCTTTATTTTTTAGATAGCGCAATTGATCATATGCAGTAACAGTGATCATCTGTCCTTTATCTCTTTGCTGTTTAAACACAAAACCAAAAAAAATATTATCACCGTTTTCCTGCATTGTAACCTTACTTCCTTCTGAAAAATCAAGAATATTGTCCTTTAAGACTTTAAAAGTCAGCTTGCCTGGAGCATTCTTCCGTTCTGTAGTCCATTCAACCCCTTCTTCTATTACTGGAATATATAATTTTGTTCCAAGTTCATTTCCAATCAATAATTCAACACTCATTTGGATACTCCATTTTCTAAACTGCCGGAATTGTCAACACCTGCCCTGGATAAATTAAGTTCGGACTTCCTCCTATCACACTTTTATTTGCGTTATAAATCTCCGTATATTTACTTCCATTGCCATAGAATTTTTTTGCAATATTCCAAAGACAATCCCCCTTTACCACAGTGTACGTCTGTGCGGTAGTTGGTGCAGGGGAATCATTGGATTCCCTCTGTGCCGCAATACTTGCCTGTGAATCTGTTCCTCCTGTGCTGATTTTTACTGTTTTGGTTCCATAATTCTTCCATTGTTTCAGATTAATTTTAACCATAATATCAAATCCGTTTTTTACATCTTCTGTAATTGTATAGTCTTCCATAGATACCTTTATATTTGTGTCAAACAGCCTGCTACCTATAGGTTTTCTTCTGCATACAATAAACTGAAATGGTTTGTTTCCTGTTTTGAGAGACTCGAAATACTCAAGAAAAAAATCCGCCTGCTTAAATCCTGATTTATACACAGCAAACGGATATTGTACTTGCGGTATTAAACATTCAAACCCAATCTCTGTTAAACCTGCCTTTTTTAGAATATTAATCTCCCCATCATCTATCATGGTAATCGTTTTATTTGTATTGTTAATCTTAATAGTAAGTTTTGATGGTGTGACCGGCAGCAGGCATTTATCCAAATAAAAATCATATCCACTTTTTGGCATTATATATGCACTCCTTCCGCAGAAATCTCAACAGCTTCATACATGGCATCTGTCAGCCCAGAAACAATGCCATCTAAGTCCATTTTACCGCTGATTGTATTATTATTTGTCTGTTCAATATTAATTTCAGCGGTAGTGAAACGATTTATTGCTTCCTGTTCTGCTATGTCTCGAAGATATTTCAATTCTTCTCCAGTTATATCCATAGCATCAGCCATAGCACCTGTATTTCCAGAAATATCATCAATACCACTTCCAATTTCTCCTGCTGTCAATGCACCTGCATAATCATCAGCAGAAGGAATGTTCGTAGTACCGAACAACAAAGAAGGGTCAAAGTTCGATATTTTTTCCGCTATACCATCGCCCCATGAAGCACCTGCATTAAACGCATCTGAAACCCATCCATCCTGAAATGTATCGAACGTGTTGAATCCATTGTTAAATGCATCACTAATACTTTTATAGTCCTCTTTGTTCCCTGCTGCTTCTGCTGCTTTGGCTGCATAATTATCCGCTGCAGACGTGACGCCAGAATAATCAAATTCAACAAAAGGCAGCTTATTTAAGGCCTTACAAATTCCTTCGATAACTGACAATCCAGTAGAAAGAAGGTCATAAAACCATGATTGGACTGAACATATTGCATTGTGAAAAGCGGTCATCATGTTACTTGCTAAAGCTCCTATTGCATTACCAATCCCTAGCGCAATGTTCGCTACGCTCAGTCCCAAATTTTTAAAAAACTGAATCACCACATTTATTCCACCAGAGATAACACCGAACCCTGAATTTGCAATTCCTGTCATTTTTGCAATTGCACTGCATACTGCAAAAATTATTGCAATCAAAGCGATAATTAAAACAATAATCCACACAATAGGACATGCATACATTGTAGAATTAAGGCTTTCCTGCGTTGCCACTTGCGCCATTGTTGCCCCAGTTGTCAAAGCAATTGCCGCCGCATAGATATTTTCAGCAATTATCATAGCAAATTTTCCTGCTGCCGAAGCCAATTCAGCCCCCTTTACTAACAATAACCAACCATAATATATAGCCAAAGCCCCAGCCACGCCATAAATAATAGGCGATAACCATGACCAATTATCCGCCAGTAAATTAATCCCAGCCATAAGCAAGCTAAAAATTTTAAGTGCTACTGCACCGACAAGAGACAATACATTAATTGCTTCGTTTGCTAAAGCCCATAATACTTGTGAATTGACAATCTGGTCTATGATTGGATTTGCAATTGTGACAAGCATTGAAATCGCATTTGCTGCATGATCAACAAGTTGGTTAAAAGCATTACTATTTGCAACTTCATTTAGTTTTTCTAACAGGGGTTGCAGTGACATCAGAGCAGTGTTTTCAAGAGAAGTTCTAATTTGTTCAAAAGTCATTGGCATACTTTCAAATTTTGCGTCCGTTTCATCTGCTGCAGCAAACATAGCTGCTTTTACAATATCAGCGGTAATTTTTCCTTCCGCTGCCATATCTTTTAATTTCCCTTTGGGAACTTCTAAATAATCTGCGATTGTTTGAATAATATTGGGCGCTTGTTCCAAGATACTATTGTATTCCTCTCCTCTTAAAACACCCGATCCCATTGCCTGTGTAAGCTGAAGCATAGCAGCATCAATCCCAGCCGCTTCTGTACCTGCAATTCTAAACTGTTTATTAACTTGTTCCATAAACGCAACGATTTCTTGTGAACTGTCAAAAGCATCTCCTGCCATTAACCCCAATTTTGAAACTGCGTCTGCTGTCGCTTGGTATAATCCTCTTGACCATTCTGCGGATAGAAAGATTCTATCCTGCAGCTCTTGTGTTGTCTGTAACCCATCATTCATCATATTCAAGCGGGCAGTAGTGGAAGCAAGTGTATCCGATAAATTTAATGTATTTGATACTGTCTGAATTGTTGCATAAGCAGTGACGACACCACCAATCATTCGCGTTAATTTATTGGCTTCATGTGTTCCTTGTTCAATCCTTCTGTTAAATCTCCCCTGCTCATCCACATTGTCTCGAATATGTCTTTCTGTATCACCTACAATCTGTGACAAATGAAGATAGGCTTGATTCGCTGCTTGAATATCCATATTTTGAACAGCACGATTCATTGATTCCTGTTCCTGTACTGCTCGATGAAGCTGTGAACGCAACTGTTCCAATTCCGCATTTGCTGTATCTGTTCCCATATTCACAGGATTGCTTTCTATTGCCTGAATCCTTGTCTGTATCGCTTGTAAGCGGTTCTGCATACCGTTCATATCTGCCACCATATTCGACGGAAAGATATTGACTTGCGCTACTCTTGCCGCAATTGATGCCTGTGTACTGCCCAAAGTATTTAACATATCGTTTGCACTCTGAACTTCCTGTTGAAATCGCTCTATTCCACTTCCTGTAAATACCTCTACGCCCGAAGAATGCCACTCTATATTTGTGAGACTATTCAACACCTGCTGTGTGCTTCTTGCCTGTTGTTCTACCTGCACAATCATTTGATTTAACTGATTGTACCCCTGATTTAAACCAGATACATCTCCCTCCTGTATCGCCTGATCTAACTGTGCCTGCAAATTAATTATGCTGTTCATATTGGTTCTAATGGTTTCATACTGCCTGCTTATCTGTTCTGCTCCATCATTCCCTAAAAGGTTTGCATCATAACCTTGTAGATTTTGCAAATGCTGCGATAACGCTGTAATTCTCTGGCTGATATCATTGATATCCCATGAAGCATTTCGCGGCAATATATCCATGTTTAATGCCTGATCGTTAATTCGTTGCTGACACCGAAAAACTTCCTCTGACATTTGATTTAAGGAGTCCATTTCATCTGTTAAGCGCTCTATTCCTGTGTTGGTTGAAACCTGTATCGTGCTCTGGTTTACCCAGCTTGGAGTAGGAGATTCTTGCATCTGAGGCTCTGATATATTCTGCATTGCAGCATCCAACTGCTGTGCCGCTATTGTTGCCTGATTCATTTGGTCCCGTATCCCCTGAATTGCAGACGTATCAATAGACCCATTCATCACTGACTGCATCTGTTCCATTGTAGAGACAGACATGCTCACTGCATTGATAACATTCATTAAAATGCTGGTGAAATTATCTTGTAATTCAATTGAAGAGCTTATGCTTCCCATATCACCGCCTGCCTTTCTTCCCCTTACTTGTTCGGCGCTTCATTTCCTTCTCTTTCTTCTTGTCATCTTCCAATTTTAATTTAATGGAAGCTATCACAAAGGCTTTTTCCCTTTCTTCCATCGATAGAAAAACAGAAGGTAAAATATGCAATTTTAGAAGGGCATAGTAAGCAAAGTTCGCTTCCCCATCCCCTTCCTCTATTAGTTTTTTGCTTGTTCCACCTTGTCATCAAATGTTGTATCAAATCCTTGAAACTTTTGCACAAAAGCCGCTAATTCGTTATATTCACCTGGATCATCTACCATTGCAAGTAACAAATCTTCCGGTGTACTTACCCCATAAGAATCCTGCAGTTCTGCATCATATAAATCAGGCAGAACTACCGACGCAGTAATCATTTTCTTAATATACTTACTAGAAAGAACCTTTGGCCGAAACATATTCGGCTTTCCTGTAATGGGCACTTCAATTGTACATTCATCTCTTAATCCTTCATTATCTTTTGAAGTAATATGTCGAAACTCCCATTCAAGCGGTTTTCCGTTCTCATCACAAAGAGATTTTGTCGGTGCATAAAACCCATTCTCTTTTTCAACTTTGTTTTCTCTCATAAATTTGCTAAATCTGGACATTTTTGTACTCTCCTTCTATTTTATTAATAAATTGAGTAGGGAAAACTTTCCCTACTCACCACGCTGCTTAATTCGTCAAAAAACCTTCCAAGTCTTTAAATGTTTCAGGCATCTTGAAATCCTCAAAGGTGAAATCCATATCCTCATCCAAATATTCCCCATCTGCGTCAAACTTTGCAAGGATTCCACCATCAATATTGCAATCCATTAAGATCATAGTCTGGCGTCCTACTGCTGAGGTCTTGTCCTCATTGGAAATCTGAATCTCAAAATAGATATCTTCCCCCGTCTCCTTGTATTGAAGCATCATCTGTCGAAATATAGACGTATTATAATGAAATGTAGCACTTCCTGTGCCCTTCCATCCAGTTGCCTTATTTCCTTTTCCTGTCTTGCCAAGGATTGGAACTTCTGTCTTATTCTTTTCAAACTTTGCTTCAAGATTGATTGCCTGCATAAAATTATAGCGACGTGTTCCAATTGTTACAAAACACTCTGCTAGACTTGCAAACACGGTATCTTTCGCTTTCATCACAACATTGCCATTCATTGTCTTTCACTCCTTTCTTACGCTATGGTGCAAACCATGTATAGCTTACTCATAGCATTTACAACAGTTACTAAATCCGTGACAACCACAGACTTCTTTGTACTGCCTTGCTCCACTGTCACATCTGCATCAGAGAAATTTTCAATTGCCCTGATTTCCTGAAGTTGTTCATGGTGTTTGACAATATCAGACCAAAGAGAAATCCGCCCCGCAGCATCATTCGGGACAACGCCAAGATATTTTGTATTGAAAAGTACTGCAATATCATTGCCAATCTGGTCAATCACTCTAATTGTCTGATTGTCCTTGAAAATATCTCCCTGTGTATCAGAAGTTGTGACCATGGTATTGATATCCTCCAAAACTCTGATATCTGTTCCTACCATATGAAAAGTAAATTTTCCTGTCTTAATAGCCTCTTTTAATTGACTCTGTGTATATGGAGTTTCTACAATAAAATTACCATTATACTTCTTATTCTGATTGCTCTTATTAACTGCGCACCCAGCCGCAGCACCTGTCACCCAATACACAAGCGCCGCTTCACTCCATCCATCATCTAAAACTTTATTGTTCACGCTGATAACACCTGGATAATCTGCTTTTGCATAATTGTAAAGCACAAGCTGGAACTTTACTCCCATTTCATCACGCAGGCGCTTATTAAATGCTGTATACAATGATTTTGTAGTATCATCTGTCACCGCAACTCCCATCACATTAAACGTATATGACTCAATCTTATCTAAATACATTTGATGATCTGCTCCACTCACTTCCCCGTTCTCACCGCCTGACAACGGAATCCCTGCGGACGCTTCCAATACAATATCAGACTTCCACTTTATAAATTTGTTACCAACAAGTTCCTCCGCCTTTGAGACAGTCTGTTCATCAACTACCACGGTTCCCAGCATTGTTTTTACATCAAATAGAGCATCATTGTCTGCATTTATTTGAACTACAACCTTCAAGTCATTTCCACGAATCCCTGAATACAATGCCTCCGCAAGCGCATTTGCTGCTTTTTTTCCATTTCCATTCAGACGATACCCATAAAAAACTCTTGTGTTTAAAAACAAATCCCTGAGTCCTTTCAGTTTATCGCTGGTATATTCGTATCCAAAAATCTCTGTACTATTTTTCTGGAAATCTTCATTTGTCACTTCAAATATTTCCCCCGATACGCCCCAGTCCATCTCAAGAGGCATTGTTGCAATTCCCCTGTCGGAAAGCGTTGCACTTGCAGAAGCAGCCGAAACAAAATTGATATATGTTCCTGGCAACTCCTTGTTCTGTACTAAAAATGTACCTCCACCCAAAGCCATCTCTACTTCACCTTACCTTTCATATAGTTTTCAATCTTTTGTTCCACATCTTTCACTGTATACAGGACTCCATCATCAAGAAGGGCATCAGCAATATCCCTTCTGTTCCTAAAACGTTCAGACATAAGCAACTGTTCTTTTGAAAACTTGTTTTCTGCTGCCCTTGCAGTTTCTGGAATTGTTTCCACAGTCTTTTTCTTTTCTGTCATTTCATCACCTGTCCTTTCACAGAAGTTTCTGCCAAAACTTCTTCCATAATTGGAATGATTTCAGCAATTTTGTAGACAAACATATCGTAGTTAACAAAAAAATGCAAAATACCATCTATCACTTCATAATGCATTTTTGTACCCATCACCAAATCTCTGTTCACTGTTAAGTATTCAAGACGCTCCGCCACTGCAAAACATTCTTCGTTTTTATCGCTCGTCTCTGGAAAGTACTGAATACAAAACTGATTCTTCCTAAAATATCGCTTGTTCAAAAATAATCTTTGTGTTGGATTCAAACACTGAATAAAAAAACAGGGTTCTTCTAAATCCTGCTTTTTTTCTTCCTTATAATTTTTATAGCGATCACCAAATTCAGCATTCAACGCAATGCTGATGGAATCAATTATTGAATTTATCATTTCATGCACTCCACCAAATACTTCTTAATTTTACTTTCCAAAATCCTTGGTGCAATTTCCTGAATCTCCTGTTGTGATATGGTAAGCATAAAATGCCCTTGAACCCAGTCCTTATGATTGGCTGTTATATGTCCGTATTCCACGTAGCTGGCATATTCAGTACTATTGATAATATCTATTTTATAGATGCCGCCTTCTTTCCTGATTTCCCCAATAGTCCAGCCTCTGCGGAGTGTCCCGCCTTTCTTACCCTTTTCTTCCTGTCCTTTGTGTTGTTGTTTATTTGATTCACAAGTATAAGAATTTCCTGAGTAGTCCCCTACTGGGGTACGTTTTACGACTTTTGCAAGCAGCCGCGCAACAAGTTCTTTTGCACACGACTCCACAAAAGCCTCCGCGTTTCCAGCTTGAATTTTATTTAACTGATTTTGAAGTCTTGCCAAATCAGAAGCAGTAAAACTGCCCATTTTTCCCATTAGGTCCACCCCCTTAACAGTGTCAGCAGAATTTCTTGATGGGTAAAATACACTGCTGGTTTTCCACTTGCAGAATACTCCTCTGTTATCCCATTCTGTGTGACAATAATTTTTGAACCGCTGTTCACTTTAATTTCTGGTGCAATAAACAGTTTGATGCTCTGTGAAACTGACGCTGCTGTCTCTGTCTGAACAGCAGCATCTATCTTTTCAAAAGAGAGTTTACAAGGTTTATCCTCCAATACAACAACTTCCTTCTCATGTGACAGCTTTGTTTTTTCCTCTATTACATCATGATATTCAATGACAGTGCATCGTCCTTCATAGGTGTGTTCCAGTGCTGCCCTAGCCATTTCCTGCGCCTGCTTTATTGCATCACTTATCACCTTTACCACCTCAGTTTTCTATAGTTGGAAAATTCCTTCCGCCCATGTGTCAGCAAATGGGTAATCAAATTGTTAAGTCTCTGTTCTGGTGTCATGCTTGCCTCTCCGGTTGCAAACACTGTATTGGTGTCACCTGCCTGTATCTGCTTTACTGCAAAATCCAGATTCAATCCTGCAATATCGTCTGGCGAAAAAGTTTTCTTTGCCATCAGAAATTCACCTGCTGCCATATCAACTGCAATATTTATCAGCCCCTCTGGCACAGAAAGAACGCTGCACTCATTCTTGATGGTATTCTCAACCTTTTGCACAGAAAAAGCTATTAAGGCTTTATCACTAGCATTTAGAACATAACCAAACGATTCAAGCCGTTCTCTCACCATGTCTAGCATAGTGTCACCTTCCTTTTATTATCCTCTTATTATCCTCTCGATATAATGCGGGCGATTGGAACTGCCTTATGTTCAATTGCTTTTTTATCATCATTTACCAGCGACCAGTTTTCTCCTTTTTCCAGCTCCGCATTGGTTGGGCTGTTTGTTGCTTGTGAAGCTCTTAGATAAGAAATACCCGCAACACTTACAGCATGGCGCTTTCTTGATATAAGTGTGTCCTGACCGCCTCTTGTTTTTGCCTCACGAACCATCTCATAAGGCACTTTAGCCCCAACATCTTCAAATCCAATAGCACCTTCGCCCAAGATGTAAGTAGTATACACTGTATATGCCTCATGTCCTGTCACGTCCTCTGTGCTCTCCACAGCCGGAATAATTTCTGCTGGCATGGAATCATCAATAAGAACCAGTCTGCCATTCCATGTCGCCATTCCAAGATCACGTTCAATCCCTTCTGCATCAGTATATTTTAGATAAGCAATTAATTTTAAGTTTTCCAGATTCGTTGAAACTACACTGTGACAGATTACTAAGGAAAACCGATGCTTGTTATCTCCACATGCTTTCTGAATCGCACTGTTTAGTGTAGTGGCACTCATACACATAGCTTCTGTAGTGTCCCCACCTTCAGGTGCACTAATATCAAATGTATGCTGTTCCACAAACTCTGCATTTGCTGTCTTAATCGCCCCTTTCCCTGTAGATGCCATGTTAAAAATACCTTTTAGGATTGCAAGGAATGTATTTTGGTCATCACCATTCCAATAAGTATTGATCTGGTTTCTGACATTTGCCATAAAATCTACGCCACCTGTCACATCATAGCTAAAATCCGCTTCCGTCCAGCCGTTCATCCTGCCATAGGTAAACACACCTTGTTCAAAAGTGGTGGTAGTCTCTGACTGCAAATCATTTACACCATCATAATTCTGCGAACTGCCGCCAATCAGTCCAAAAAATGGAATTGTCGCATAGACTGTTCCTGTCTGGGCGTTGTTCTTAAAAGTTTCCCGCAGTCTTGCATCACCGATAATCGCTCTGGATTCTCTCAGCTTATTCAATTTTACATTTGGAACTGCGGACATATATTGTCCAAATGCTCTTTCATTAAAACTCTTTGAATCAAATTTTGCCATCTGTTAATCCTTCCTTTCTAAAAAAACTTTATTACTGGGCATCAGGGTTATTTTCAATGTAAGCCGTTAGCTCCTCATAGGTCATTTTAGACATATCAACCTTGGCATCTGGTTTTATATTGCCAGATGCTCCTGGTTGAAATCCTCTAAAATTATTTGATTTCTGTTTCTCTGTAAACAAATAGGCGTCTGATTTCTGTACTGCTGCCAACTGTTCCTCCCAGCCAGACAGTCTGCCGTCTTCGCCTAATTTCACTTTAGAGACATCAATCAAAGCTTTCACCGCTTTTCCATTCTTTGCTCCAGCAGCAGTCAAGGCTGTATCAATGGCGTTGTCAAGGCGAAGCTGCGCCAACTCTGCCTTATGCGCCTTTTCTCGATCAGCATTCTCTTGTTTCATGGTCTCAATCTGCTTTTTCAGCTCCTCATTATCACCGCTTGCAGCTTTTAAAGTGTCAAGCTGTCTGTCACGGTCAGAAATGGACTGCTTTAAAGTCTTATTTTCCTCCAAAATCTCATCATGCCTAACCTTCTCGACATACCCTTTCAATTCGTTCTGCGAAGCTTTTTCCGCTTTGACGGCTAACTCCTCACTGATACCAAGGGCAACAAATTCTTCTTTCTTCATTTCTTCTCCTTTCTTCTGTTCTTTTACGCCTGCCAGAAAAAGGCATAAAAAAAGCACCTCCGAAAGATAACTTTCTAAAGTGTTTTTTGTAAATCAGTATTTCTTACAGCAAGCTTATGTCTGCATCTGACAGACAGCATAAATACTTCACTGTTCTCTGGGTGTAGTGTGGCGATTACCTCTTCCACAATCCTACTATGCATTTTCATTTCTAAAAAATACCGCCTGAATGACGATGCTTTCAATCCCAGTGTGTGCCCTTCTTGGGGTATAACTCTAAAATGTCATAAAAGTTCGGTATGTCAGAAATGTGTTTACCTTCTTTCAATGCTGTCAGAACCTCAATTTTTTCATCCAACAACATATTACTATCAGAATCAAAAACTGTTCAAAAATTCTCTATAAGCATTTGGAAATATTGCCTGTAGCAGAAGCACTAAAGAAACTCTCTTCTCTACGTTTTCCCTATACTGCGACTCAAAATATGGACAAACCTATCCATACCGAGATGTTTCCTGTTTCAACCTATATGCTTTTGATTATCCGAAGATATATCTACTCACAAAGTTCAAATGAAGTTCTTGAACTTCATTGTATAATCCACAGGCGTAAATTCCCGACTAGCCATCGGTACATGTTTACATTAGCTTTCTTATGCTATGTTGTAAGTTTTTGCATCTCTCAAATTAAGACTTGCGTTGTAATCCCTGTCTGCCACATATCCACATTTGCATTTATAAGTTCTGTCAGAAAGTTTCAAATCTTTCTTTATATTCCCACAACAATGACACAACTTGGAAGATGGATAAAAACTGTCAACAATCCTTAATTCTATTCCGTTTTCTTCACACTTATTTTTCAGTTTTGTCCTAAAGTCATAAAAACTCTGCGAACCAACGGCTTTGGATAGATGCCTGTTCTTCATCATTCCCGACACATTCAAATCTTCAATGGTTACATATGACGGCTTGGCTTTCGCTATCTCATTCACGCATTTATTGACATAATCCGTTCGGATATTATCTATCCTCTGATGAAGTCTTTGTACCTTTATGGTCTGTTTTTGGATATTCTGTCGAGTAGCTTCTCCTTTCTTTTTTGAACGCTTTTTGTAGTTTTCGTATTTCCTCGAAAGACGGCGTTGTTCTCGCTTCAATTTCTTTTCAAGTTTCTTTACTTTTGCTGTTTTGTTGATGTTCTTCTTAATTACCCCATTGCTCATAACGGCAAATTCTTTGATTCCTAAGTCGATTCCTAATCCTGAATCATTTAACCGCGGCTTTTTAGGTTCTTCTTCCTCCACTAATACAGATACATAATATCTTCCTGCCTTGCATGATATCGTTCCGCTTTTAATGACTTTGCCTGATTTTGTAGTAGGAATATAGCCTTTTTCTTTTATTCCAACCCAGCCAAGCGTTGGAATTTTTATCCTGTGACGTTCGCATTTAATGATTGCTTTAACATCTGTTTTTACAAAGTACATCTTTACATCGGATTTCCCTTTCTTTTTGAATTTTGGAAAACCGCTTTGATGTTTGAAAAACCATCTGAACGCCTTTTCTGCGTTCATAATGCTTTGCTTTACCGATTTTGAGCTTACTTCTTTTATCCATTCCTTATCAGGATTTTCTTTCAGATATACATTGTTGAGCCACTTTGAAAATTCCATCCCTGATACAAATTCCTTTTCTTTTTCGTACTCTTCTTTATTATGTGCAAGATAAAGATTGTAAACATACCGACAGACGCCGATTGTTTTATGAATGACCAGTATCTGTTCCTGCGTTGGGTTTATTTCCGTTTTGTAACTCTTTAGCAATTTCCTTGTCCTCCTTTATCTGGTTTTTGTATTTCCTTAATCCATATAATCTACAACTAAACACATGCAAGATTGATATAATGTCTTGAACAAGTTCTTCATTATGCGAAAGAGTTTCATTATTTACGATAATTATTTTAGTATTGAATTTCTCACAAAATTTTTCAAACCAATCATAACCAAAACGGATGAATCTATCTTTATTAGTGATTACTATTGTCTTTATTCTATTTCCCATAACATCATCTAATAATTTATTCCATTTTTTCCGATTGTAATTTAATCCACTTCCGAAATCTTCAATACATTGATTTACAATAATACCCTTTGCATTGCAAAACTGTTTTAAAAAATCCACTTGATTTTGCAAATCATCTTTTTGATTTTTTGTAGAAACCCTTGCATAAATCACTATATCTCTTATATCGTTCTCTGTTTGTATCCCTTTAAATTGTAAATACTGGTCATAAGTATAATACCTTCTATCAGTAGGAGTACGGTTCGCTTTTAATATCCCATCTCTGTCCCAGCGTTGCAAAGTTTTAACAGACACTCCTAATAATTCAGCAAAATCCTTTAGTTTATAATTTGTGATATTTGACGTGTTCATAAAATTATCTCCTCTCTTTTATAAACACATTCTATAATATTTAAACATATTTGTCTACTATTTTAATCGCCTATACTTCCTCCTCTATCATCTGATAAAATTGCGGAAATTTTTCCTTCATCTGTCTTAGATTTTGAATGCATTCTCTGAATGATTCTGACATAAACTCTTGTAATATCTCAGATTTGATATTCCAATTTTCATCATAAATTTCTGACCAATCCGACACATATGACCTTCCCTGATACTCTAAAACAAACCGAGAATCTTTTAATAGAAAAATTTCTAAAAGAATACTTTTTTCTACACATTAAAACATTTGCGTGAACAAGTTTCACAGATGTTTTTCGGATCACCAACTTCCAACGCCATTTTGATTCTTTGCTTATAATTGTCAATGCCACCAAAGCAATCATAATTCCATCCTGGAAATGATTCTGCTGTAAATTTCTCTTTCCACTCCTGACGTAACTGTTGTATTTCCTTATCATCCCTAATAACACTTAACATCTTCATTTTCATTTCTCTCATCCAACTATCTCCTTGTATGCTTTATATATTTCCTCCAAAATCCCACTGAACTCCGCTTTACTCTTATAACCCAATATCTCAATGCTTGTAATATTAGCAAATATCTCTTTGCTGGCTCGTGTTCTATCTTTCAGCCAATATTCTGGTGCATGATATCCATATAAAACTTCATTCAATCTACCATCTGATAATGCACTAAAAATATCAGATAAAGCCATATCATTTTCGTATTTTCCATCCTTTGCAAACCATTCTGCAATTAGTTTTCTATTATTATATACTTTTTCTCGTGTATTTTCAATTGCCTGAACAAATTTTTCATTTTCCCAGCTATAGTAATCAAGCGTATCTATTCTGTGCGATAACTCATGCGCTTGCACAAAATTCATATCATAAAATTCATAGTTCTGTACTGATGGATTGTATTGAATTACATCCAATTCTAGATTATATGCAAATGGTGCATCCAATTCTTCATTTAATTCATATTGTGTAGCTTCATTATATAGTATCATCTTATTACTAATTGGTGTTGGTTCACTATTATATATAACCTTACTGAACTCTTCATTAGCACTCCTTATTTTCTCATCAGGAATCTGTGGTATCTGTATTATATTATCCTTATCCCCACCATCAACAAAGCTTTTCTTCCACTCCTTATAGGTCATATCCGCCGACACATAATAGGTCTTTCTGTCCTCTCCTCTTGCGGCACGCTTCCCAACCTGCCCGAAATCTTCCTCAAAATATGGTACTGTGGTAGATCTACAGTAAACATGAAACGGGGGTGCAGTCACTCCTGGTTCAAAGTCCTTCATAGGGAATACTTGCCCATCAAGATTCTGGCATATCTCAGAAGTATGCGAATCCAGCGTTGCCACAATCTCATATTGTTCTACACCCAAATCCTGAAAACAATCCTTCTGTGCCGCAGAACTAAAATAGGTCTCCTCTGTCATAATGAGTCGGCCTGCATTCACTTTCGATGTATTCATTTTTTTTGAGATATTGTCAATTGCTTTTTGTGGGTCCCGCCCCAGTATAATATCTTGTGTTATTTCTCTGTGAACTTCTGAAATTAGTTTCTCTTTATTACCCCATATTCGTTTTGAAAAATTTTTGCCATCTACCGCCCAAGGCTTACGGATTACTTTTTCTATCTTTTTCTGGTCTAAGCCTGCAATGTCCCAACCTATCCCAAAGCCTTTCTGCAGCTCGTATGCAGTATGATAATAGCCATCTAAATAAATTCGCTTCATTGCTGTATCAATACTATCAAGCTGGTTTCCAAACATTAGTTCAAGACTTTGTTGCGTCTGCAATTTTAATGCTTCCAAACGAGATATATGGAACCTTGCAGAAGCATTCTCCAGCTCTTTTATCCACTGACCATTAAAAGCATTTGCCTGCCCTTGCTTGATATAATCTTTTACATTCCACTTTAGCTCTGCAAGCTCCTTGTCTCTAAGCATTCTGCGCGCTTCTGCCATTGACAGATTATTATTTGTGGCAAAACGTTGATACCATGTATTGATTTTCCCTTCAATCTCTTTCTGTGCTTGTCTGTATTGATTTTCTATTTCAAGGTATGTATCAGCCCCTTTTCGATTCTGCGCCGCCTCAAGCTGCTTGAACCGCTCTTTCCAATAACTGCTGTTTGGCATGAATGCATTTCCCCCTACTCTTCTTCCATAGTATCTTTTCTTGGAAACGGTTCATACTGCTGCCTTTCTATCTCTTCTAATGCTTTCTGTTTTTCTTCCTCAATCTTTTGCATCTCATCTTCAACATCCTTAATCCAAGGGTGCTGGGCGACAAGTGTCTGGTTAGAAAGAATGCCTTCAGAATTTCTGATATTCGATATAATAGCCCCCTCGTCCATCAGCATATCTCTGTTAAAAATAATATTTATATTCTCTCCTGCAAAATCTCCCTGTCCCGTGTTAAAAAGATGGGCATTGACAAACCAGAGGATTTCTTCAAAGGAAGCTTGCAGTTCTGTTTCCATATCATTTGCGTCCAAATCAATATCAGAATACATTGACTGAATATTCATCTGATTTGGATTGCCTGAAAGCCTGTCATCTTTGGCATCATATCCCATAGCATTTTCAATCAAAGCTTTTTTGAATAATTCCAAAATAACCTTATAGTTATCCGCATTCACTGTTATCTCAAGAGTTTCCACACCCCCATTTGTATCGCCGCTACACCGTACTTTTACTGCGCCATAGGTAGCAAGATTGCGCCGAAACTCTCCCAAGTCCTGACCATCATAGTTTTTCAGGATAAGGATTGTATTTCTTGCATCCTCTTGCATATTGTTTTCAAAATCGGAAAGCATAACATTGATTCCATCTTGTAGTGTCTTAACCTTCTTAATTAATGGAATTTCCTGATCATTATATTTTAGTGGAATGAGTGGTATCTTTTCCCAATTCATGCCAATCAGTGTTCCTTCCCTGTCTGCTGCAGAAACATAGGGAATGTCAAAAATCCCATTTCCTGTACTTACATCAGGCACTAATGTTTCACCATCTAATATAAATTTATGAACCCCTTTTAAATCATACACCTCTACCTTCTCAATAATCGTCAGCATTGTACCCTCATAGCTCTCAACAGGATAAAGCCTTACTGCAAAATCAAGAATTGTATGTTCACTGTCCTTCCAAAAAGGCAGTACTTCATATCCTGGAAAGAGCCGAAAAGAAAATGCTCCATTGTCTGTATAGTATGGGTGCAGCCATGCAATCCCGCTATTCAATGCAGCCTTTCCACCATTCTTTAGAATCTTCATAAAATGTTTGTCAAAAATCTGCTTCAGCAGTTCTATATACTGTTTGTTTTTCCCTTCCACTACAAAAGGTTTTCCCAACAGATAGTTTGCTTTTTGATTTACCATTTTTGCATATTGATTGTCGATCAGGCGGTTGTTTGGAAGATTTTCAACAGCCTGCAGCCTACCACCATCACCAATTATCGTTCTCCTTCTAGCAAGAATATCATGTTCATTGTCATAATACAGATGCCCTTTTATCTGCATAATCCGCTGTGGGCTATACTTCCACCTTGCTATTTCCTTCTCTAAAAATTCCTGGTCTGACATTTGACTTTTTGCCCCCTGCATAATTAGGGCTTTAAACCTATCAGTCAGGGAATTGACAAAATCCAGCATCTGTCAATACCTCCAAATCATCTATTTTCTACAGTGTTCTATGTAAAACTAAAAGCGGAACCCATGCTAAAATCTTCCATGGCATACCGCATTGCATCCATCAAATGATTAAAATCATCTATTGGCTTATTTAATCGCTTCCCTGTCTTTGTATCTGTGTCCCAAGTATAATTACTAATCTCTTTGAGAAAGTTTACACAGCGCGGGTGAACAATAATATGATAATCCTGTAAGAAATCAATCCCATTATTTACGCTGTCTTTTCCCTTTCTTGCCTGTTGTATATGAATCAATCCCAAATCATAAAGACGATCAATACTTTTTGGTTCAGCAGCTTCCGCTCGAATCCGTTCCTTTCTGTAACCCATCTGTGTAATTTCTTTTGCAATGAATTCATTGCTCATTCCATACTTGTACATCTCATCAAATATCCAAATTGTTTTGGTTTTTTCATCTGCCAATCCGCAAAACAAAGCCGACGGATCGTTTGTATATCCAAAATCAAGACCAAAAGCCGACTTCACACTTGCCAGTCTACGGATTTCATCGATGTCGAAAGCTTTTTCTTCCCAATTTTCAAAAATAAGACCATCCACAATACCCCAATTGCCCAATCCAGCTACACAGTAACGGCGTGGATTGTTTCGCTTCATTGTCTCAAAAACTTCTCTATCTGCTTCGTCCAGCCATTCATTACAAAGATAATTCGTGGTCATGGCAAGCGTTTCTTTGTCTGGATTATCGAAGAATCGTTTTTTCAAAAAATGATGCTCATTCCACGGATTAAAAGTCAGCGTAATCTGCTTAAACAATCCTGTTTCTGGCGGTACTGCTCCACGTATGGATTCATCAAGCATGTTGAAATCATTCTCGTTTCCAATCTCATATGCTTCCTCAATCCACATAAAACATAGATATCCATGTTCAACAGTAATTGAAGTAACTTTTAATGGATCGTCAAGCCCTCTAAAATAAATCTTCTGCCCTGTTGGTTTATAGGTCATTTCAAGGGGGCTTTCCTTAATCTCCCAAAAGGCATCCACTCCCAATCTATGAATTGCCCATTTTAATTCTGTGAAACAGCTATCTTTTAAAGTCCGAAATACCTTTCTGACAACTAACAAATTTGCATCTGGATATTTCATCAGGTTCACGATATACCACAGCGCTGTTGTCTTGGACTTCTTACTTGCTCTGCTGCCCTTACATACTCTGTATCTGCCCCGCCATCTCCAAAACTTTCCATAGCCTTTCCCGACTACTTCAGGAAGCAATACCTTACGTTTTCCAGAAGAAATAGAAGCATCTTGTTCAGGCAAATATAAATGCTTCTGATAATCAAAAATATATTGACTGCTAATCTTCAAGTGCATCCTCTCCCGAAATCACAACTGGGATATTTACACTCACATCTAATTTTTCATTCCACATACCCAAGTTCTTGCCCAGCAGTTCCAATGCTTTTAGTTTAGAAGAAATCTTCACTTCTCGTTCTATACTTGTTCCAGAATCACTGTGAGACTCTTTATACTTTATTGATTCAATACATGCAAGGTCATCTTCTGCTGCTTCTGGATTGATTACTCCTTGTGCATCTACAATATCAGTCATCTTTATAAATGCAATTCTTGAAAGTTCAAAAACAACTCTGTCCTGATTCACACCTGTTCTTTTTGACCGTTCTGCCATTGCCTCACCAATTTGCTGTTGAATATTAAGTTTTGATAAGTTTTGACTCCCTTGCTCTCTTGCTGTTTTAACGGAATATCCCGCTCTGATTGCCGCCTGTGTTGCGTTTAGATCAATCAAGTATTCCTCAACAAAACGCTGCTGTTTCGCTGTTAATTTTGCCACTCTGCAACACCCTCTTTCCATTTGTGCATTTTTACCGTTGCTATAATCGAGTATAGAAGACATTCCCCTAAGCAATCGAGTAGGGAAGTCCTATCTTCCCTACTTGCCGCGCGACCCGTGCGTCGCCTTAGCTACATATTTCCTCTACACGGGTCTGTGCATAAAAAAGAAGCACTATGACTGCTGCCATAATGCCTCTTACAGGAACGTCTTTTTTCTTGCCACTTTGACTTAATACCATATTACCACATTTAAAATGGGAAATGTGGGAAACTTATTCCAAATTACAAATTTTTTTTGAGATATCTGGTTATCGACTTTTCAACTGTTGTTCGATCACAGTGCATTATTTCCCCTATTTTCTCCCATGTGAAACCATCAATATACCGAAACTGCATGATGCGTCTGATTCTGCTTTCTGGAATACTATTTATGTATTGAATCAATCTCTTTTCCTCTTTCGCTGCCTTTTTTCTTCTGTCGTCAAGCAACATCTTCTTTTCACATAAATGTTCAGAGCGCTTTTTTGCAAGTACTGGATCGTATCCATGAACGATTGCTTTCCTTTGAGTATATGGAAAATTCTTTTTTGAAGCATCAACAGCGACAGGTGCATCTCCGATATACATCTGTTGTATCCTTAGTATACTTTGTTCAAGCTCCTTAATCTCCTTTTTCAAATCAATCAATTGCTCAAGTTCTTTTTTTGTCACACCGATACCTCATTTCTGATCTGTTATTCCTTGATTGAAACTGGCATATCACACACTGGACATATGATTTGTTTTTCCCATTCGTTCATGCCTCTTTGCACTGTCTTAATATCTTCTTTTTCAAATTCCAAAAGACTTTCACAATGTTCACATAGAACACGTCTCTTCTTACCATATTTTATTACCTTTATCATCTAACAGGTCCCTTCCACATAATAATGAAAAATTTATTTAAGGAGTACCTTATTCATTATAAAAAGTTATTAGTTAATCGCATATTTCTTGTCAAAATTAACTTTATTTAAAATCTGATACAATTCTCTAATAACCTTTGCATCATATAGTGCATTATGTTTGTCCCCTAATACTGCATTCTCCTTCCTCTGCTCCCATAAGATTTGCTCCCTGGATTTATCAAATGCTATCTGCAAACCAACATTATAATATCTTGCTATATCCTGATTGATGTCATAGCAGTTTGCACATATATTAGAGGGTAAATCAAACGCACTACCAAACAAGTCAATAAGCAAAACCATATCATAATGACATACATCAGATACCAGCTCCACTTCTTTAAACTGTCTAAACCAATTTTCCAATGCAACCTTAATATCACCTTTTGTTCCAACATGATAATTTGCAATATACTTTCTATCACATTCCAACTTTGATAGATTTAGATTGGCAATTACATGCTCTTTAATCCAATCACTACATTGCGCCTCATCATAATCTGTCAACTCTGCATAAAAACATCTTCTATCTTCTGAAATTAATCCGATACTAATAAGCATAGTATTCTTATATAGCCCTGTAAATTCTGTGTCAAAAAATACCTTCATTAAATTATCACCTTGCCTTTCTATTTTTAAATTTACTTTCTCTCATATACTGGTGTACCTCTTTCACAATGAACTTTGTCTCTTCCTATGCTTTTGTCGCCATCATTTGCGCAACTAACCCAATAAACGGATTTACTTCTGCATTCTGCTTTGGCAATGTTCCGTTTATTGCAACAACTACTACTCCGGCTATTTGTGCTGCAAATTCTGGATTTTTTACTGCCTTCATTGCCATATTGTAAGAAACAATATACGCTTTTGTAAGTTCTTCTGCCTGCTGCTTTATACTCATTTCTTTTCTCCCTTTATCATAATTTTAATTAACACGCGCTTTCGCACACCAGCGTAGAAATAATCTATTGCAATGTTCTTCTGCACAAGGGCTACTGCCACATTCCCCATACTCCTTTTCACAGACAAGACAATTAAATACTCCCTCTGTCTCTTTTAAAGTCATTTCTGTGTCTTCAGCAACTTTCCATAGCCCTATTTCATCTAATCCCATCACTGTCTCAACGATTTTCTGGCGCATATACTCAAGATTTGTCATTCTGTTCATTCCTCCTCTCTTTCCACATTTTTTGAAACTTCTCTTCTGCCAGATCTTGTGAAAAGAAATGAAAAGTCCCTATTTTATCTGCTGCAAACAACATACTTCCTGATGTCTCCATATAGATCTTTTTATTATCAATTCGGAATCCAGCAACTACATAAGGTGTTACTTTGTCGCCTATAATAGAATAAAGCGTATCACCTATTCTGCAAGGCATGGTTATTTCATACTGCCTTCTATTGTTTCCTTCCAATTTTTTAACAGGTATGACAGTCCGTCAAAAATCATACAGGCTTTTTTATACTGTTCTCTTCTTGACCCTCTTATCATACCGCCACATTTGATGGCATATTCTTCAATCTGCTGTATTATTTCTAACTGCTCATTATGAAATTTTTTAATGTCTTCCAGCGTATAATCTGTGCTGCCTTCATTTGTTATTTCTGGTTCTACACTGGCAGCAGTTAATTTATTCTCTGCTGCCAATTTGCTTTCTGCTCCATTATCAACAGCCTGTTCAAAATTGTCATTTTTTTCTGCTGCCAGTCCATCAATGACTGCTATCTCTTCATGATAATGATATTTACTTATAAAGGCCCTCCAAAACGGCCACAATGCAACATCCATTTTCTTATGTGTATCCTTAAAATATATTTTATACCCGCAAATATTTTCAATTTTTATATGACTGTTCTCAAATGGCAGTGCCTTAGCAAAGATATCTGTCATTACAGATACATGTCCGCCCATTTCTTCCATAAAATTTATAAGCTCTTTGTAAACTTCATGTGGAAAGCCAGATTCTGCATCATCAAAAATTAATTGGAACGCAAGATATAGATTCTCTTTCGTGTCTTCTATCCTTTCATATCCATCACCATTGAAAGAATCTGCACTTATTTGATTTATGTTATCCGTGTCCGACTCGGACACGGTTTCTTCGTTTTCTTCCTGATTCAATAATTCTTTTTTATGTTCCTTCTCGGTGTCCGACTCGGACACCAATTTATTATTTTCTTCTTGTTTCAAAAGTTCAATATCTGCTAAAGTAATTATCTGCTTTTTGAGTAGTTCTTTCTGCTTACTATTGTCAAGTCCAGACATCTCATAAGCTACCGAGACTGTCATTACACCGTTCTGAAAGCGTTCCATTGCTTCTGGTATTAAATGATTATAGATGCTCTGATACCTTCCTACTTGACCGTCACTGCACTTCATTTCTTTTGCAATCTCTGCCCGCAGCGCACGCCCTTTTAAGTCCTCATTCTCCAACATTGCAGGCAGTATCTTTGCAAGCCGCACAGCCTGCATCATTTTTTCATAACTGCTGCTTTCACTTGATGTGCTGTTTGTACAAATAACAATATACTCTGCTATCATGTCAAGCAATACATCATTTTCAATATCATCCTGTTCTGCCAGTATCTTCTCTGATATCTTTTTTGTCATTAATCCACTCATATCGATAACAATACATGGCAAAAACTCATATTTTTTATATCCACGTTCCACATTGTAGATACTGGCACGTCTGCGCTTATGTCCAGCTAATATTTCATACTCACTCAAATCTATCTTTCTAACAATAAGAGGCTGTAATATCCCACCTGCTATAAGCATTGTGTCCGCAAGCTCCGCCACTTCCTCCTCACTTCTGGTGTAAAAGTTTAAGTCAGATTCTTTCAATTTCGTGTAATGTATCTGCTGCATTTTTATCTGTTCTGTCCGTGCCTTACCAAGTTCTCCTCCCTTTTCTTTTATGATCTTACTCAGGCTTCCCATAGTATCAATCCCCCATCTCTGTCAGAATCTCTCTTGTCAGTTCCAAGTAATCTGTCGCCACTTTGCTATTCCTTCTATGTTTCAGCAAGGGCTTTCGGACCTTTTTATCCTCAGCATTTTCACATACTGTAGAAAAGCTTATCAGTGTATCGAATATTGTATAGGCGTCCTGTTCTATGAGTTCTGTTATCCTATCCAAGCTTTTTCTGCTGCCATTAAACATAGTCAAAAGACAAGCATAATTTAAATCACCTGAATATGCTCTTTGTTGTGCAGTATCTTCCAGATAATCCCGCATTAGTTCCAATCCATTTATGCTAAATCCTGCCGCCTTAAATGGCATAATCACCAAATCAGCGGCGTATAATGCACTCATTGTCAAGAACTGCATTGTTGGCTGGCAGTCGATAACCACATAATCATATCTGTCTGTCAAACTGTCTATCTGTCTGCGAAGCAAATTATAATCCAGTCCACGTACCTCTGATTCTCTGTTGACCTGTTCCAGTTCTGCCATGGAAGGCACGATATCAAGGTTTTTGTATTTGCTACGCCTTATTAAATTTTTGATTGTTCTTCTACTATTTTCATATAGACTACGCAATGTATCTGCATTGGGATTATACCTCCACAGAATATAACTTGCATTGCCTTGTGGGTCAACATCAATGAGCAGCACCCGCTTATCCTCCTCTGCTGCCAGATTATATGCAAGATTCACTGATGTGGTCGTCTTAGCACAACCGCCTTTATAATTGCTAACTGCTATCACTTTCATACTATAGCCTCCTGCCCTTTCATTTGGGATAACTGTGTTTGCTGCCAGTATCCGCCTTTGTTTCGTATCTCTTTGATTGCATCTTGTATCTCTACACTATAAGCACTTTTTCCAGTGGAATGTACATAATGTAATTCATGCCTTGAGGAAGCTCTGTAAAGCGCCCTCCATTCGTCGGTGTTCGCAATCGGTTCCCCTTTGGCTGTGCGCCAACCATTGCGCCGCCAGTCGTTGACTCTGCCGCTGCTGATGCTATCGCAAACATGTTCATTGTCACAATATATTGTTACAATACAAGGGCTTTTGAGTAAATTGAGTGCTTCTGTGAGTGCCAGTATATACGCAAGATTCCATGTCCCATAACATATGTTTGACACAAACCGCAACTCTTTTTGTCTGTTCTTTCGGATATATTCAATCGAAGCTCCATATCCTCTATAGAGCTTCTTTCTGCTGCCATTATCTGTCTCTATGTAAATATTCACCTTAAACATATCTGACACCTTCTTTCAATTTCCCTCCGCATATGTGAAACACTTATGCGAAGGCACTTATCCACTTATCCACAATCCTCTTCTTCTGTGCTCTCCCACTTATTCTTGATACGGATTTCTGTATAATAAAAGTAGCTTTTTCCAGTAAACGGATTCACACCTGTTTTAATACTATTCTTGTCAATATAGAACCCTTCCCTTGGCTTTGGTCCTTCCAAAATTACCTTTCGCATTGTCCAGTGACTATATTTTTTCTCACCTGTCTTGATTACATCTTCTGGTCGTATCAGATTTTTACTGGTGGAATAGCTTAAGCAACGTTTTCTATCCTCCTCTGGAAGAAAACTCAACTGCCCTTCTGTTTCATCGTCCTTATACTTTTTACACAGATACTCTGCAAGTTGTTCACAACTGCCCTCTTCTCTCAGACTCTGAAAATTTATCCCAGCCTTTCCCCAAAATTCTTTACAGATCAAATCAACATTCTGTATTGTTCGTGGGCGGTTAATCAAAATATGTACATGAATGCCACCATACCGTCCAATCTCAATGCGCCGTATCCATTTTAACTGTTGTCTTGCTTTCTTATACCTCTTCCGCATCTTCTTTGTCCAATCCTGCACATCTTTGAGAACCTCTTTTGTAGTCTTACGAGTTCCACGAGGATATTTCAGAGTCAGCCATAAATCCCATGGCTGGAAATTTAGTATTATTTCTCTTCGTACTCTTTTCACCTTATTTGCATGGTTCTGTTTCGCGATCTGTTCTGGCGTTGGTTTTATCCGTGCCGCTCTCTTTTCCCCCCTTGCTCCATACTTTCCCAGGTAGGTATATTCATAATCCACTACATCTCCCATGTCATATACTTTCTTTCCAAATGCCATGTGTCTATCCTCTTATCCTCTATGTTGTGTCTAACTTTAATATATTTATACTGTTTCCAAAAGGCTGTTAACACCTTGATTTTACTAAACTTTTTGCATAATACTGATACGTTGATAAATATGTACTCTTTTTTAATTAGTACATATTGCTTTCTTAGAAAAAGTTAAAAATAAAAACAGTGCATATAAATGCCTTGTCAACTTTACCTAGAAAATTAATAATTTGTCCGTGTGCCCCCTGTACTATGCAGAAGGCACATAAACCACTTAATCTGTTATCTCCATTTTTTTGATGTCGTCCACGTTTGTAACATCATACCCTTCATATTGTTCAAGAAACTCTTCTAATGCGGAAGCTCTTACTTTAACCCGCCCCAATACCATAGCTTTTAATAAGCCTTTTTTAATAAGCCGACGAACATAAGCTTCATTTGTTTTAAGAATCTTTGCTACGTCTTGTACTGTATATAGTAACTCTGGCATTCCTTTCACCTCCCCTCCACCTCACTAAATGCATTCTTGTCCGCAAACTCAATTGCGCCTTGCCCTTTTATTTCTTCTGTCTTATAGTGTACTCACAGGCTCCGCCAAGCCGAGTACATAAGAAAGGAACTCATTATGACACTTACTGATGAAAAAAACAGACAATTATGGATTCATGCTTAGACGATTCCACAAAAGTTATACGTTATTTAATGGAACAAGAGCAAAAACAAAAAACATATAATCTATCCATGTTAATCTTTGCAATTATCAGTGCTACAGGAGCTGTTATCGCTGCAATTACTGGACTTTTGGTATATTTTCAATAAAATTTTTAGCTCTCTTAATTCTTTCAAAATCTGAATCATGAGCAATAGACTAACATTTTTAACTCTGTTTGCTTGTTGCTCTATAAGCTTTAACTCCTCTTCTGATAATGACATTTTCTTTCGCTACCTCTCAACTAAACTTCTCCTTCCAATACAAGCATCTATTGCATTTCTCTATATTCTCCTTTATATTATACTTACAGGTGTTGCAGCACCGAGTACATAAGAAAGGATTAAATCAATGCAAAAAGTTTATGCTTGCCTTACTGGCAATTGGGTATGTCTAAATGATGACCCTGAATGTGTTATGGGTATACATCGTGTGAATCCTAGCCAATGGTATGAAGAAAATGCTATAATATGGTCGCCAATTCAACGCGAAGAAAAAGACACATATTATCAGTTAGATTATGTTCAAATCTTCTATCATAACAAAGACTACAGAATTAACCCAATCTTTATACAAATAGTTTCAGAATAACCGTTTGTAGGAATCAATTATAACTTCGGGGCGTGCCATCAAAATATTGTTTTTTTGAATGGTCGCCTCATTGTTAAAATGAACATCTATAACATGTTTCAGCTTTTCCCACTCCATGTATGTAATTCCTTGCATAGATTTGAGAATACAATCAATCTTTTTTTCATCCATCTTCCCTCACCCCCTTCTCCAACTCTGATTCTTCTACTAAACCTATTTCCAGTTCCTTAGTCTGCATTCTCTTAACCATCTAACTAAAATAAATGTATCTTGTCCTTTTACGTCTTCTGCCTTATACTGTACTCACAGGCTCCGCCAAGCCGAGTACATTAGATAGGAGATTACCAACATGACTGATTTTACTTCATCACTTGCAGACAGTATTTCTATCAGGGACTATGATATGGCTGATTGGAAATACGAAAAAATAATGGAACAGATTCATAATTTTGAAGAAACTCTTGACCCCGAACATGAAATCGCTTTGAAACTTGCTTCATTTGGATCTTCAATTACAATGATTGTTACAGATATCAGCTATCAAAATCCAGATTTGCTATATTTCTATGGCTATGTTAATGGTGAAGATGCTCAATTAATACAACATATGAATCAACTTAATTTTCTACTTACTTCTGTAGAGCGAAAAGATAAATCCAAACCAGCACGGCGAATCGGTTTCATTTCTTCTGATGCCGCGGAAAGTTAGACTTTGACATCTGCTTATTTCGGTGTCCTTGCAATGCACTGATTATTTCTAATGGCTGGTTTTGAACCTTTTTTTCAAGATCAGCCAGTCTTTTTTCCAACGCATACCAACGTTTTTTTGACACAAACATATTCTCACCCCCTCCTAAATACATCTCCCTTTTCAGAAAAGTGTTCCCGCTGTATATAGCTCCACTTTCCATACATGTTTATACAGGTGGCTTTGTTGATGCACAATCCTTTCCAGTCATTTCCTTCATCTTGGTCAGTCCCATACGAATAATATGCCTATACAATTCAGCGTAGGACTTATCGTAGAAATCCTGCTGTTTCATCGCATCAATCTCACTTTTTACATCTGTAGGAATTGATACCATTAGTCTCTCCATTGTCTTTGCCATATTTTCTCCTTTCTAGTGTATCACCGATACACTTTCTTTTGTTTTACATTATAGTGTATCAGTGATACACTTGTCAATAGGTAATTTATAAAGTTCTTCTTTACATCAGTGATACACTGATGTATAATCAACTCTGAGGTGATGAATATGCCAACAGAGAAGCCACGATACTGTATAACTGTTGATGACGAAATGCTTAAAGAAATTGATGATTTTCGTTTTGGCAATCGCTACAACAGTCGTTCACAGGCAACCTTGGAGTTAATTCGATTAGGACTTCAAGCTTTAAAGGAACAAAAAATCGTGAAAGAAAACTCAGAAGAAGGGGAATAGTCCCTTCTTTCTGCATATTTATAGGTTCTTATTTACTGGGTACACAATTCCAAAAAAAGTCTTAAAAAGCTTTCTGTTATATTCGCCTTATTAATTCTTTTTTCCTTATCCATAAACTCACTTTTCTTTCATAGACAAGTTTAATTTTGTCTATGACACATATTCTAATTGACTTTTTATAAAATGTCAACACTTTTTGTCTTTGACAACTTTTTATTGACTTTTATGTTTCATAATGATATCCTTAATTACAAGGAGGTATGAAAGAATGACGGAAAACGACAGAATACGTATGCTAAGAAAAGAGTTAAATCTTACTCTTACAGAATTTAGTAACAAATTAGGTATTACTCATGCTGCATTATCAAATATTGAAAACGGCAAACGAAATGTAACAGAACAAATGCACAAATCTATTTGTCGGGAATTTCGTGTTGACCCTATCTGGCTTTCGACTGGTGAAGGTGACATGTTTATTGATGAATCTATAGATTTAATAGAAATGTTGGATAAACTCCTGCATAACGAAAACAAATTAGCAAACACTTTACTAAAAATGTTTGCGCAGTACTCTCTGGAAGATTGGAAAGACCTTGAACGTATCGTCAACAAGAGCGCCAAATATATAAAACAACTTGAAGCTCAAGAAGCCTCTATTGATTCATAAAAGAATGAATATCTGAATTGATTTTTATAAAATTCTATGATATATTAGATGTGAAAAGGCAATATCGATAGACGGTCAGCCCGTTCAAGTTTTTGGTAAAAAATAACCGCTAAGTTGAGGAGCTTAGGGCGGTTATTTTTTGTGTTAATAAACCATTACTTTTAATAGTTTCTAACCTGAATGTAATAAAATATCAATTTATTACATTCTACTATCTTTTTCTACTTTTTTATTGTATAATCATTACTAAATACATTGTAATTATATGGCTCTTCAAATTGCAGAGTTAAAACAATTGAAAAAAGGAGAATGTAAGATGAAAATCATAAAGACTATTCTATATTCTATAGGAGCTATATATTTAACATTTTTGTTCTTAGGAGGCTTAATTTCCATTATAATCCTATCAGGTAGCACTAATACTATTTCGAGAAAATTAATTGGTGTTGGTATATGCTTTCTCCTAACACTTTTGTTCGGACTACTTGCCATATTATGTTGTAAAAAACTATATTTTTTATGGCATAAAATACCAAACAAGCCATTAGATAATATAGTACCTTCTTTTCCAGAACAAACAAGTTCTCCTTCCCATTCAAAAACAAATTTAGAAATACCAAAGCCCTATTTACAGGAAACTATAACTAATGTTGAAGTACCCAATAAAAATCAAAACCAACATGTATTAGAAAATTCTCCTTCCCATTCAAAAACAAATTTAGAAATACCAAACACCTATTTACAAGAAACTATAACTAATATTGAAACACCCAATAAAAATCAAAACCAACATATATTAGAAAATACAACTGAAATTCCTCAAAATATACAATATGTTAATACTGGAAATACTATTTATCGCGCTGATGGAAAATCTGTTACAGACGAAGAAGTGCCATACTTAATACAGGTTGGTTATGAAGAAGCATTAAAAAAAGCAGGGTTATATAATGGTCAGGTACTTGACCAATCATTTATGCAAGAGCGAGATAAAAACAAAAAAGAATATACAAGAATACCTACATACCAAGAATTGTCAAAAGTACAAACCTGTGATTCTTATGTAAGTTTAACGGAACTTCTGTTTTTGAATTATATAAATGGACTTCCTCTCCTAAATCCTTTTATTGCACAAAAATGGTACTATGAGTATAACCTCCATTATACAAAGACAATCATCAATCTAATTTCAAATGGCTTACTCACTGTGGAACACGCATGTATAGACAAATTAAAGTCTGATGAATTGAAGGTCATATTAAAAAACTTCAATTATCCTACGAATGGCAAAAAGGAGGAACTCCTCTTGAGAATCCGTGCAAATATTTCACAGCTAGATATAGATAATTATTTTAACAATGCCAAGTACTTTTCTGCTACACCAAAAGGGCACGAACTAATAAAAAAATATAAACAATAATAAGAAAGCAAGGATCTTCATAAAAAAGAAATCAGAGCTTATCTCCCTTAATCCGGGGGTGAAGAATATACCGCTGAATTATTGATTCTGGAAATATTGTCTCTCTTATAATGGAGGGGCAAGAATATATTAACTAAAACCATCAGATCTATAACAATATTATACATACGTAGGTAATATCAATAGACCAGTTGTCTGAAATATAAATTGCATATTACAAAAATAACCGCAAACTTACCAGAGTCAGCGGTTATTTTTATGCTTATTTGTCTTCCGACTGTGTAACCCAGCTCAAACATTGTCACATATAGGCTGATAACTGCAATCAGATCTTCAAGCACCACTCTTCAGATAAAAATACAATATGAAATTGTATAATTCTTTTAGTCTGCTTTCCTCAAATTTATCCAGCAGCCTATTTATTTCTTCCCTATAGCTCATATCTTCACCTGCTGCCTTCCTTTCTATCAACTCTCATTTTCTTCCAATCGCACAAGGCTCTTGACAAAATGATAAATTTTTTCAAGAATCTGTATATCATCAATTTCCTTTATCATTCTAATGATTTCTTCCTTCAGTTCATCAATTGCCATAGATTCTATATCCATACAAAACCCTCCCTTTTCCTTGGTTGATCATGTAACTTATAATACTATGCTATCACACTATAAGGCTATAAATCTACCCTCACATTTTCATATCTTATATTTCCAGTAAATTTCGTCAGATACTAACAAAAAAAGAACCGTCATTTTTTTATAGTT